CCTTTAACGCGTCTTCTCTTGTTAGGATTGTTGGAGTCCTTGACCTAATGTGAGCGCCTGAAAGCAAGTCATCTTTTTCTAGCAGGTTACGGATTCTGCTACCCATCTCATAAAGGGTGTCAGTTTCGTATCCCATTTTTCTTATTGTTGCAGCGTCATACCCTGCGGAGTCCAGCACTTGTCGAGCAAACTGTTGAGTATCTTGAATATTATTTAGCGAAGAAACTCTTCTATCATTAAATAATCCTATTCCTGAATCTTCAAGTTTTTGCATTGCTCTTCTTGGGAATGGATTAGTAAATGATTGTTTTCTGAAGTTTTCAAACGCGCGTAGCATTTGCCCTTCGCTGATCATTTCTTGTCCAGTGGTTGGCGACCTAACTGTCGCTGCTCCGGTATCGTCCGCAAAGTTTAATTTGAATTGATTACCCTTAACTTCAACCGCTTCATCCTTGAGAAGGCGCCCAAAAAAGGCTGGGTTTTCTGGATCAGTTTTTCTTTTTGCAAATCTTGATAATAAACGCCCAACTGAATTGGGCTGCTCATAATCAACATCGAATCTCTGCCTGAGTGCTAGTTCTCGTTCTGGCGTAACCCCAAGTCTCTTTAATAGATTTGATCTATTTTTTCCATCGGCAAATTCTATTTCATTAAGTGATTTAGCTTTGCGCTCTGATGCCGAATTTCTTGCAGCCCTTGAGAGCATTTCATTACTTCTTCTTGAAAGTGGCCTATAGAAACCTTCTAGCTCGTTTGCAGTAAACTCTCCGGTAGTCGATCCTTGCTTAAAGGACATCACGCTGCTCTTACTTCTACCTCCACCATATGACAAGAAGAAGTCAGCGTCCCTTTCCCCCTTAGGAAGGAATGGTTGGGATATCTTTCCTTGTTCTATTTGAAAAAATGTGCGTCCTGACATTTCATCAAATGAACCTTTTCCAAACATTCGTGCTGGGTTAAAGTTAACTATAGGAATCTTTAAGTCATTAGCTAAAAAGTTACCAATGTTTGATACAGAGTTTTTGAGTCCAGAAAAATCTAATACATTTCCAGATCGAGTAGTGTATAGACCCTTCATTACGGAGACGCTAGACGATGTAGTCGTCGGATCCGCTAACGCCATCCTTTTAGATATTTCGTTAAGTGCAATTTGGTCATCTGGTCCAAGCCCCGCGAATAAGCCTTTACTAACTCCTTCATCTAGAGTCATGGCCTTTAATCCAAATGCGTTAAATCCTCCACTGAGTATGCCCGTACCTATTTGTTTTTTTCTAACTAAAAAACTTCTTAGGCCATCTAAGTTTTCAGTATCTAAACCTCTTTTGCCCAACTTTTCAGATAGCATCGCATTTGAGAGTTCTCTGCCGTTTGCGTCCTTTAGATTAATACCTAACCGTTGTGCTGATCTTTTAATCAAAAAATCTTTTTGAGAAACTGATAGATTATTTAAATCTGCGAAGTCTTCAAAATTTGCCTTTTTAGTCTTTAGAACTTTTGCTGCTGCTCGAGGGATTCCATTTTCTAGTACAGAGTTCCATCCCTTTTCTGCTTTTGACTTTATGGCCGCTTGAAATTCTTTTCCTTCGAATATTCTATTAGTATTTTCTATAGAAGACTTCAGTGCATCTGTGCTAAGAAATCCTTGCTCAATAGAATCATCTGCTGTTGTTGAAAATCTTTTTAATATCTCCTCAAAAGCTTCATCGCCCTCTTTGATGATCTTAGTTTTACCAATAGTTATTTTTCTACTAGTTTCTGTAGCTGAACTATTAATACTTATATCATCTATGAATTTTCCTAATGTTTCAGAAAATCCTTGCTGACCTGAATTTGGTGATAAATCTAATATTTGTCTATGTAGTAGTTTTTTATATTCTACCTGCTCTATTCCTCTATAGAATTCTGAGCCACTAAAGGACTTACTTCCTAATCCTCCGCCTCCAGTGTTAGCTATCTTGCTGGCTAGCCTAGCTGTTCCGCTGGAGAAATTTGCTTGCACCGTCTTAATAATGCCTGTCAAATCATCGGCAGTCATGCCGTCTTTGCGCAAAGCTCCACCCTTACGCAAGGCTTCGTCAAAGCTTAACGCTTTATTTACTACGTCATACCCAACCCCAGTTTCTTTAAATTTATTTACACCCTGATTAACTGATTTGCTGAGTCCTCTTAATCCGGGTATTAAATCTACGTAACCAAAATTGCCATCTGCGCCATCGCCAAAGGCTAACCTTCGACCAAATATGGCAGCCCTTTTTAAGGTATTATCATTTGCGGAATTAGCTAAATATTCTCTAGCTCGAGTGTTTCTTACGCTATGCAGGATTTCATTTATATTGGGTCGTTCTTCATAATACTTAGCTGTTGCTGCCCTAACTCCAGCTGATGTCTGAGAAGAAATTTTTAAAGCCTGATTTGTTATTTTTCCTAAATCATGACCAACCTCTCCAAGAATATCATCTAAGTCCGTAAACCGTTGAGCTGCCTTTGTCTTAAATGAACTAGTTCCAGATGACCGTGCAACGTCTCCCATAGATTGTCTAAAATTATGAAGAGATGACCTTGCATTTCCTGCTGCTGCGCCCGCTGCTTCGAAAGGCAGGATTGTTGTAGCTAGGGCTATTGACGATTCTTTAACAAAGTCTGTAACAACATCTACTGGATTGTACCAATTGACTTTAGGCTTATCTTCTCTTCCGCCAAATATTGGGTCTACTAAAGCCTTTTGTCCGACATACAATGCTGGCAGTTCGTATGGCATTCGTCTTGCGGACGCAACCATTCTGGTCTGAATGGAGTCTCTAAGCGCCCATATTGCTGCTGGCTCTTGTTCGGTTCCCCTTCCGGCTCTATTGAGCTCTCCAGTAGTGAAGTAGTCGCCTCGATCTGTTAGCTCTGTACGCCCCGCCGTTAGCCTTCCATTGCTTTCAAATACTAAGTTACTATATGGATCTAATTGATCTGGATCCACTCCATCTATAGCTCTGCTGACGCCCCCTAGTTGGTCCAGCTCTTTTCTGAGGCCAGTAAGACTTTTTACTGTCCTTGAAGAGAAACCTTCTGGATTAATGGAAGCTTGATCCTGAAGGGTTTTAGCTAGCTTCAGTCCACCTTCTTTAGTGATCTTACTAAGGACAAACATGGCCCCTAGCGTGGCGCCACTTGTCGCAAAGAATCTTAATACGGGGTGCCCGTTTAGTGCTTTATTTATAAAGCCAGAATTAGGAGCATCACCGCGCTCCTCGTCATTCATTGTCGGTAGGTCTCTAGACGTTACATTGTAACCTAAGTTTTGTATAGGTCCTGGATCTCTTACCAAAGCAATTCCTTAGTTAGCCTGATCCCCACAACTTGTTTGCAATGGGGTCTTGATATGCTGCTTCTCCTTCTTTCTTGGAAAGATTATGACGAGCAGCTTTAACTTTTTCTTTTTCTACTTCTTCTTGTGGATCAATCAATTGCAAAGTCAAATTGGTTGGCTCCATGCCATTCATGTTCTGTTTAATCTCAATTATTTTTTCTGAAAGAGCTACATTTTCAGCTAACTCAGAGAATGTCATATTCTCTAAGTCATCCGGAGTATATGTAGATATAGTAGCGAGAACAAAGGCTTTCATTAAATTCTTAACTTCTGTAGCTTCATATCTTTTTTCCTCGAGAACACTTTTAGCTAGAGATACAGTAAAGAAACCTGATATATCTAGTATTTCTTGAGACAATGAAGAAACAGCCCCAGGAGGTATTGACATTAGCTCAAAGTTTTCTGGATGAATAATAGCGTACGATAAGATTAAATCTTCCATATCTGCAGAAGAAAAACCATCTAAACCTTGTAGGTATAATATTTTATTATATTCCTTAAAAGTTAGTTCTCTAAAGACTAAAGATTGACCCTTAACGTCAACGCTGTAGATATTTCCATATTTACTTTTTAAAGCAAATACTAACTCTGGATCTATCATGGATTACAGCTGTCTTACCTCTAGCGCCACAAAGCCCGAAGCTTCTAGTACTTCTTGAGCGATTAACGATGGAAGGCCAGCCATGAAGCCAGCAGAGTTATTCTTGTCGAACTTAGGGTAAAGCATGCAGAGTTCGGATATGGTCTCTTCGTTCCAAAGGTTAGCTTCTGCCGTGGTTAATTGCCCTGCCTGGACTAGCTGTTCCATCTTCTTGACAATCTGCTTGTATTCAGCGCGATTCAATACTCTCCATACAATATGCTTATCATAGGTAATTGAGGTGACATAGATATCACCATACTGTTTCTTCCAGTCCTTGACAGTCCCAGCTAATGGGCCACCCGTCCAAATTGCTTCTTCGTCTGGAACGTCCTCTATGTCCTGATAGTCAATATTGACTTCAGGCTCTTCTGCATCTTCTAGATCTGGGGAGTATCCAGATAAGACATCACTTGCCTGTGGATCATCTGACATCTCTAAATCTACAGTAGTAGTTTCAAAGTCTTCTCCAGATTCAATGTCCATATTTTTAATAACAACTTTTCTCTTGGAATCCATATTTACTCTCTTTCATTTCAATTAATTCATTATATCATAAAATGTTCAGTCGAACAACTATCCTAGAAGCTTAAGTACTGCGTTGCATCACCTATTGCTTGCCACCAATTTTGCATATTACCTGTCGTGGTCGTAGTTGTAGTCGGAGCTGCAGCTGATTTTGGTTCTGTAGAAAGGTTAGAGGTGACACCCGTCTTAATAAAGGAAAGGTCCCCTTCTGTAAAATAGTGATCTCTGGCTATGAATTGATAGCTTTCACCGATAGGCTGACCACCCGGTCCATATGCTATTGACATGTTTGTTAAGTTTATTTCCTGTATAACTATCTTCATAGGACTAACAATTTCATTTGATTTAACAGTTCTTTGATTGACATCAGAAATCATCATTCTATCTATGTTGTCAGAAATATTAATATCTTCAGATTGATACACATTCAATGGAGACAGTGCAACTTCTTCAAGTCCATATACTATAATTAAATTAAATGGTGGGTGTGCACTAAAGATGTTTCTATTGGAATTTTGAATATTTTTAGCAAAGGGGTCATCTGTGGTTCTATCCAATTGTCCTCTAGCCCAATATTTTTCTATTAACTTTTCGTCTTCTTCTGTTTCAAAATTAGACCTTAGGCTAGATAATGTCCCATTGGTCGAATTATTTGTTCTCTGCGTACGAGATCTAACAGCAGCTGCCTTCTCCAGAAGCTCTGTCATTCTTCTTGGGTACTTGGAAAACATTGTTATTTCTCCGGTAATAATTCTAGTACCGTACATCATGGCGTCATAGTTGTATGACCAAAATCCATATAGCGGTTGTTTTTCCTGCCTGACGTTAAAGGCGAAGTTTGCAATATCTAACTCGTCTTCAGGGGAAAATAATCCGTCTATATATATTCTAATATCTTCACCGCTAAAGTAATAATCATAATAATTACTAAAGCGTAAATCGTCTCTTTTACCACCACTCCACTGAGAGTCTATTGTTTCATGAAGAGGGTCAAACTCTCTCATGTTATTTATATTTCTAATTGTCATGCTGGAGGCTTCACCTGAATCGTATTATTTTCATTCTCTTTTGGATTATACTTTTTATCATAGTATTCTGCTTCATTCAAGGAAGCTATTTCTTCTACTATGAGATCGCCAAATATGTTTGACCCAATATTCATATCTCTTGCCTTCATTGCTTGCGTATATGAGGGATCACTCGGAATTAAGCTATCGTTAGGCATCTTTATAAGTGGCTGAATTCCTCTGGCCATATAAGTATATGTTTGTTCCGTTATTAAGTCATCTATAGATAAAGTTTGACCTTCATCAACTATAGTAACTCCAAAAATCTTCATCTTAGCTCCAATTCCATATTCATTAAAAAATGTAATGACAATATCGAATGGCGGTAACATGTCTGCGAGTGGCGCAAAGAAGCCTTGTTTTCTGGCTAAGTATTCTCTAAATTGCTTTATTCTATAGAAGGCATACTCGTTAAAAACGGTAAATATTAAACTTCCGGCGATAGTTCTTCCGCCTTTGACAAAGCCCCTGACGTTTACGTGCCCTAGAGTCCTTATGGGAGAATTTTCTCTGTGTATAGAATATGAAATTGTCTGAAGTTCTCCGAGCGTTATTATGTCGCCCTGTGCCTCATTGTTGCCGGTCTTACCTATCACTGGAACTATCATAGTCGCTACTGCGTCTGCTCCAGAGAAAGACATATTTGACATATATTTATCAAAGTCAAATAAGTCAGTACCAGCGTTTTCTTTAGTCTCTTCTTTTCTTGTCAACTTAAAAGGGAATGTTTGCCCTTGTGTCATATGTTTCTCCTAAAAATAAAAAGGTGCATGGAAGAAGCCTCCCATGCACCTTTCACATAAAATTAGACTCTATCAGGGTCTGATAATTGTGGTGTTCAATCCTTCAGGCGGAATACCTACCAGATTGGTCGGATCGACGAGAGTATCATTTCTGATAACGTACATCGGACCAAGCTCACGAGCTACATAGGTCATTGTCTCTTCGATAACAATATCGTCCATCGATGCTCCTGAGCCTTCGTTCAAAAGCTCAACACCAAAGATTGATCTTACTGCAGCCTGGCCATATTCATTGGCAAATGTTACAGTAATGTCAAAGGGAGGAATCTGATCTGCATAGTAAGGAACTTTTCTTACTACGCCGGTCTTCTGCTCATTAACATCGGCAATGCCGCGTCGATGGCCATTGTCACCAGGCAATGTGTTATGACTTCTTGTGTAGAAGTCCATAGGTCTGTTTTGCGTATAGTTCTGTTCCAACATCTTATAAAGTGCGGGACGATCAAATACTGTGAAAATCAAAGAACCAGCTATTCCTCTTTTGCCTCTTGAGAAAGAGCGAGGATTAGGTGAGCCCATTGTATAAATTGGAGCCTTTTCTCTGGTGACCGAGAACGTAATGCCTGACAAAGCACCTATCTCTACACCACCAAATGTGGCTACAATGTCCGCTCCTGAGAACGTGGTATAAGTATTGAGATACTTATTAACTGATGTATATTCTTCTGCTGCCATTTAAGTTACCCTCCTAGTCGGTAAATTTATAGACTAATGGCCACTCTGACTTCGATCTCCTTGAGTTCGAAGGCAGGTGTTAAAATAAGGTCTACAACCGCCTTGTTTTCGTTCGGAATATAAGAGACTGTAAAGTCACTACCGAGCAAGGCTCCTACAATTTGCATACCTCTCAAGCCAGAAGTAATTGCTGTTTCCATCGAATTTCTTGTTTGAATATTTGATGGCTCACCAACGAATCTCTGGCAGGCTTGTCTAACAACTGCTGTGGCGTCATTGACGATTCTCTTAGTTGATAGGCGAGTGTAATCTGATGTGGACCATCCAAAGGTTAATCCATCTCCGAATACTGGAATCTTGTTAAAGTTAATAACAACAGTGTTGACACCCTTGGCTGACAAAGCTGTTTGCTGTGTTCTTGTGGGTGAGTATCTTACTGATTCAATATTATAAACAGCCTTGTTGACAATTGAACTGTACGAAGGCAATATACTCATAGTGGCAGCAAGATGTGCGGCACCGTTTGCGTAACCGAAATTAGTTACTCCAGAAACGTAATTGATTGGCTTAATTTCTGCAGCAACTACCACTACGTAAGGTCCAGTTTCCTTCAATAGGGAGCTAGCATCTCTGTCGGGAAGCGAAGAAACACCCAGGTGTGTGTTGACATTTCCTGGAGTCATCGTCTCTGAAGTACCGTTGAATGGCTTAATGCCCATAACTGCTATACAGGGATTGATGTTTTCCGAAATGTCTTTAACTTTTTCAGAAATCTTATAAGCCCAGTTAGATGTTACGACGGTACTATTATCGGCGGTAAAACCATACTGTGATGAGCTTGGTGTAGCTGCCCATTCATCAGGATGACCTCCACGACCCCAAGGAACAATAATGTCCGGGATGCATGATTCTGCTGCTATAAAGGCAGCGTCAAAAACAGATCCACCATAAGAAACGCTAGTAACTGCTCCTGCTGCTGCGGGATCAGTTGGATCGGTATCCCACTTGGTATCGCTTGGTAGCGGAACGATGTATATTCTTCCTGCTCCACCAATAATAAGTTCAAGAAACGCTCTGTGTGCGTGTGAACCTTCGCCAAAAGCTGTAATAACATCTGCTTCATTGGAGGCCCGGACAACATCAAGATCTGATATTCCACCAGTTCCGTTAGCTGTACTCCGCTTTGCTATTGCAACAATTCTAGGACCAGCTGGCGTGTCCTGACGTGAAACGCTATAAAAGCGATCTCTGATTAAAGTTCTTACTCCAGGTATAGCCATTTTATTTTTTATCCTCCAAATTTCAAAACTCTATTTGAATCTTTCTTTATAGTAACACATAACTTATAAAAACAACTACAAACTTAATTTTGAGGATAATTAATATATACCATTTTACGTATTGGGGGTTGCACCTTGGAAGAGGTCTATTATATTTACTTCTGTTCCAGAGTAGTTGGGAGTTGCCAACTCAGTCCTAAGCAGTTCTCTTTCATATGCCATCCATGTTCTTGCGTCAATAGCAATTTTTTCAATCCTATTATTAGCTATGGCAAATGTTTTTTCAGTAGTTAACATGTACGTAACAGTTCTTTTGTGTATGTCTTTGCCATCTCTATTGATTTCTGAGTCTGACAATCTTCTAGAATACACCAGTTCAGACGCACCTGCGGCTTTAAAAATTGAAGTATATTCCAACATGAAATCCTCAAAAGCTTCCATAATTTGATCACATAAAACAGCTGCGTCTAAATCATCCCTAGTAGTTGTACTATTTGCGCCTTGGAAAGTTCCAACTTTACTCATTACTGTAAAGCCTACAACATTTTGAAATTTCTGACCATAAATTGTTACCGAATTTGACAGAACATTTTGACGCATTCTTGGTTTAGGTTCTGTGGTGTGTGATTTTCTTAACTCTAAACTGTAGCCAATGATTGCCGGAAAATCATCCAGTCCAACATTCGTAGAGGATGGTGCTGATGAAAGATCGCCTGAAGAAACATCGACCGCACCAGAGTCCTTATAGGTCACGGACGATTCCCTATTTATGCTCAGTGGAAGTATCGGTATTGTTGGATAGCTTTCTTCCCATATTTTTTTAACTAAACTAATAAACTCTAGGTAGGTTAAGTTGCCAGAATATATTTCTTCTATTCCATCGCTATCTAATCTTCTATACCCTGGAGCCTGCAAAGCGGGCAAGCCGTATCTGGCGTTCTCGGAAAAGTGAGGAAAATCCCTGTTTAAATAACTCATATTATGCTCCTGGTCCAGCTGCTAATGAAAAGTCTATTCTCTTTAGTCCAAAAGATGAGAGCAGTTCGACTTCGAAAATGAAGACACCTCTTTGCGTTTCCGATATTTGGACATTGAATGAAAAGTCATTTATTACTGAATTTCTTTTAAGTAGTTGTAAAAATTCTCTAGTTTCTGAAACTATTTGATCAAAAGCCATAATATCAAAATGTGATAATGCTATTCCCTTTATTTCGCTAACCACTAAAGAAACTAGTCTCATTTGCGCTAGTTTTGTAAAAGTTGAATATTGATTAGCCATTGTGTATTCATTTGTTATATAGACCTCAAAGGGTACTGCTCTTCTTGTTTTTTTGCCACGATAGAGTGTATTGACTCCAATGTCTTCTAGTCTTTGATATTCAGCCTGAGTGAGATCGTTACCAAACAGAGACATAGCCCCTGGTATCCGACTTCTAATTAAAGCTTTATTGACTGGGGAATCTGATATCATACCAGCGACGGCTGCTGCAGCATTTGATACATAGCTTAACTTTATCTGAGGGTGCTGGAAAACCATTTCTCCATATACCGGCACTATATATCGACCTTTGTCAGAAGATATTTGGCCCGTAGATTCATTGTAAACAGTAAATTTATTGGTAAATATTGGATTCTGTTCCAATATGTCTATGTCTGCTGCCTTTATTCCGTTAGTCTTAGAGCCAATAACTCCAATCTGCACATTTCCCGTACTATTATGGAAATTTGAACAGTAGTTTGCTAACTGTGTAACAAAGTCTACTGAATCTGTATTGATAATAGATGTTTCCAGCGGAACTACTATGTCTACGAAATCTAAATCTATGATATCTTCATAGGTTTGTTGAAGTCTTTCATAATATTTTTCATAAAAAGTTTGAGAGCTAGGAGTTGCTTGATCTCGATTAAATACCGTAGTAGACATAAATCTTCCCTCATAGCTACTAACATATTCAATCATCGGCGCTGCTGCACATATCATTATGTCTCTTGCTCCACATGAGTACGCGTCTAAAACTCCTCGCAAAAGTGGGCTATTAAGATCTGCCTGAAGTAAATCTACAGCCTGCTGTATGGAATTAATTTTTACCGGATAATTTAACTGAACACCGTCGGCGTGCCCTATCAAGAGTATAGTGCTTGTATTATTTCTACTTAACTGCTGATACGTTGGCTTATAATTTATGACACTAGATTTAGGGGAAGTTATGGTTGCCGGAGATAGCGTATTGGTAGATTGTTTTACCTGAAAGACTGAGCCTATATTAATATTTCTTGTTGCGCTATTAGTTCTTGCTAAAACCGTATAATTATACTCGTAAAGATTTTGTGGAATAGTATAATGAAATGTGTATTCTCCATTGGAGATTTTTTCAATTCTATTACCTGTAGCTTCTGGATCTTGATTTAAGTAAAGATATGGGCCATCGATTATTGGCCCTGCTCCATTGTCGCCTCTGACAACGTATACAGTTATGTCTACTGGCGTAGCTAAACTAGTTGGATCATAAATTGTTCCATCAAAATCTGTAAATACAAACTTGAACTGAGCTGTCTGCCCTTTGGATAAAACTAACATTTTTACTTCTCTCTTGTGGCTCCGACAGTCCAATAGCTTATCTTACCAAACCTGCCTCTAACTGCAGTAACTGCAGATATGCTAAACATTGTATAATTTTTATTTGATTTTAAAGAATAATTTTCATATATTCTATCCCCCTCTTTGGGAAAGATATTTTCTTCAAAATAATATACCGCGTCGTAGTTTGTTAAAATTCCTTCTTGAGTTTCAGTAGAGGAATTGGCATTAGTAGTGCCGGACTGCCCTACCTGACGTGTTGTTACTCTTTCAAAGTGATCAGAATGATTGCCATTTGGCAGTATTCTTTGGACATAAACGTCGTGTCCCCATTGCCTAAGTATACGATTAAAAGATTTTTTTGCATCAATCATAACTTCGCAAGCCCCTCTTCGGCATTGGGTCATCACTTATGTTAGTGATTCCATTTGGATCGTACAATTCTCTTCCAGATGGATATACAATTTTATCAGTTAATTTACTATCGTACATAGATAGGCCTGGTAAGTTCTTTGGCTGGAACCCTCTTGGGCCAACCTTTGCTGCTAAAATCTCTTTTCTCAGTGCTGCGGCAATTTGGCACCATGTTGTAGCGTTGTCTCTAGTGACTCTATTTCTCGGTATCGACTTATTGGTAATACTTAAATCTCCAAGCGTTAAAGACATTTCATCATCTCCGCCTAATCCATATGTTCTTGAAAGTTCACAGGCTGTAGCAGCTTTTATGTATTCAAGAACGGTAAAAGATAATCCTGAACCATCTTCTGTGTCTAGCAGATTATAAATGGCCTTTACCTCTGTCGAGTAGTTATATATTATTTCACCTATTTCCAGCATTGATGCGTCAGGAAAATATGCTAATAAGGCTTCTGGGTCTAAATAAAGGGGATCAACGTCTGGGGCAAATGTTATAGTTTCATCATTTTTTAAAATAATAGTAGGCTGATATTCTTCGCTAACCGAACTAACATATAACTTTTGTTCGACTATAACAACATTTCCATTTAATAATGTCCCTGTAAATTTAACAGTATATGTATCGGCTATGGCTGGAGTGTAGTCATAATAATATATCGATGATGTCGAACTTATGGCGTTGGTAGAGACTATTGTTGCTCCACTTGAGTTTTTAATGGTTACGCTGACAGTACTGGGCGATAACTCTACTTCAAGTCCATTGGAATCTATGTCTTTAAATTTTACAGTTATTCTAACTGTGTCACTAACTACAACTCTATCTGTTGACATCTTTTACCTCTTAGTTCATGCGTTAGATATAATAGTAACGTTTACTGTCCCTGCCGAGTTATTCTCTAAGATAATACTCTCTGCGTTGGAAATTGCATATGCGTCATTTTTGTTTACCGATAATGCTAAAACCCCGGCACTGTATAATTCCTGGTTATCTACGCTTGCTAATGCAAATGCATCCGCATTAATTTTATTCATTTCCAAAGACCCATAGCCATCAAACATGGAAAATGAGATAGAAGAGCTTGTTTCACTATTCTCTATTATCCCAGTAGAGCCTATTATATTATGAGTATCTACAAAAACTAACGTGCTATTTATGGACGGTGGCGATATAACGATAACGCTTAAAACATTAAGTCCACCAAAATTACTGGTTAGTCCAAAGGACTCAGGAGAGACTACGTATACGCCGTTATAATTAAAGTGAGCTTGATTATATGCTATGTCTCCATCATATTTCATTCAGATTCCTTCTATCAGAAGGTGCCACCATCTATAGTTATATTATCTATTGAACCACCGGTAATTGAAACATTATTTGAGTTCTGTGTGGCAATTGTACCTAGGCCTAGAGTGGTGCGAGCAGCTGATGCGTCATCATCGTCTACTAAGGATCTACCGAATGAGGTGAATGTTGCCAAAGCAGCTGTGCCAGAACCAGTAAAGTATGGAAGCCTATCTGCTGCGGAACTTAAACCAGCTATTGCAGCGAGTTCTGCGTCGTATGCTTGAACGTTTGTTCCAATTGCCAGACCAAGAGCAGTGCGGGCATCTGCAGCATTTGCAGAACCTGTTCCACCATTGGCGATTGCTATAGCCGTGCCGTTCCACGTACCTGATACAATCGTTCCTAGCGTAGTGATGCTAGACTGACCAATATATCCTGCGGCGATGTCGATTGCGTCTGAGGTGACAGATATTCTGTCTGAAGTTCCACCAATAGCAATAACTCCATTTGTGAAAGTTAAACCATTGCCAGCTATTGTGCTATTTACTTGTAACTCATCAGAAGTAATTAATAAACCACTGTTGGTAGCTAAATTGATATTAAACGTAGAACCATTTAACAAAAGTCCATCGCCAGCAAGGAATGTTCCTGCACCAGAGAATTGTATCCAATTAACAGGATCTGACCCAACGGTGTTGACTTCATCTGTAGTCACCCAGCCAGTATTGCTATAATTGTCTCCACTATCGACGAATACAAAGTCGCCACCGGCAATTTCTGATGCCGTATCAAAGTCATTAGATCTAGTAAGAACTGTTCCACCAGTAGCCCAAATATAGATACCGTTGTGAGCTGCGGTTGCTTGATTCTTAACTAAAATTCTATCTCCATTTTGGAGGTTATAATTATCCAATGCAGTAAGTGCAGTGCCCAAAGTAAGAGTTGCTCCAACACCAGATGTTCCATTGTCATATGTAACGCTTCCGCCTGTAATGGTGGCTAGAGTTGCACCCGTTGCTGCTTTTACTGTTGCATGAATATGCAGACCTTGAGTTGCCGCATCTACATAGGCTTTTGTGGCAGCGTCTTGTGGATTTTCCGGATTTGCAAGGTTTTCTATTCTTGCACTATTAACAGAGATGTGACCTGTTCCATTGGGATCTAATGAAATTCCTCCATTAGTATCTGTGGCAGAAATAGTGTTACCATCTATGCGAATATTATCTATATCGATTTGCTGAAGGCCTGCAAGGCTTAATGAGGTTGAGCCTAATGATGTTGCCGTTGTTCCAATTGTGATAGATGAATTGGCTAACTGAGAATTACTTACTCCAGACGATTTGATAGTTACTGCTCCAGAACTAACGGAGAAACTATCTGAGCTGAATGAGGCTACTCCCTTATTGGACGTAGTTGCGTCTTCTGCGGAGATTGTAATAGTATTATTAGTTACAGCTGTATCGATTCCTTCTCCGCCAGAGAAAGTCAAAGTATCAGATGCTAGTGCAACTGCGTCTGCGGTTCCAGTATCTGCTCCAACTGTTAAAGAAGTTGAGATTGATGCGTAGCTTGCTGCAGTCAGCCTACCCTGGGCGTCTACAGTGAATGTAGGGATTTCGGTAGCAGAACCATATGAGCCGGCTGTGACGGCTGTATTATCAAGATTCAGGGTTATAGTATTTGTAGATGAAGCTACAGATGAAAGTCCAGTTCCACCTGATATGGTTACAGTCTCTGCGTCGTCAATTGTTTGTGACGTTCCAGAATCACCTGCTAAAGTAAAGTTATATGTAGCAGCTACGACAGCTGCGTCAACATATCCTGTTGTTGCAACTTTAGTACTATTATCTCCTGCTGTTTGTGTTGTTGCACTTGCAGAAGATCCTAATGCTATTGTCCCAGAGAATGTTTTATTTCCAGTGATGGTTTGAGTTCCAGCGAGTCCGACATATGCGCCTTTACCGCCGATTGCTTCAACTGTAGTCGCAGTTCCGCCAACTCCACCAGTTCCCTTACCGTAATAAAGAGTATCGTCTACCTCGTTATATGCGAGTTCTGCGTTTTCTAGACTGCTTGGCGCACCAGAAGCTCCTGATGCCCTTCTTCTAATTCTGATTGTATTAGCCATTGTTAAAAGTTTCCTCCATCAACAAGATTTTCTTCATTGTAATTGACCCAAGCTGAGCCGTTATAGCGCAAGACATCACCAGGATTCGCTGAACTTATAGTAACGTCAGTTAGCCCATTTATATTAGATTGACCACTAATTGCGCTTTCTGCTGCTATTATTCTATCCTTAACCGTTAAATGACTTCCTGCTGGACTCAGTCCCAATACGGTTTCAATAGCTTCTACGGAATCATTTAGATCTGTGTGCTGTTTGTGGTGTGGAACAACTACAGAATTAAGCATATCTGTTGAAGACGGATTGGTAAAATTATCTAAACTGGTGGGATAAAGAGTGCTCATTCCAATTCCTTATAAACTAAAGATTTTGTATTGGTCGTTACTCCAATTAATTGTCACTGAAATAGGATCAGTAGTTGCTGATACCGGAAGTCCGGTAGCTGTGTCTATGTAGGCCAAAAGCCTTGATGTAGCTCGAAAACCAGTATCTTTGTACACGACTAAATAAGCGAAACCGCTATTTCCATAATTTTCTACTGTAATATTATCAGCGTCAAAAATACCAGAAGTTGTTGTTTTTCCGCTTAATAAACTAGTAGTTGCTGCGACTGAATCTTCACTAATGCTTGACAAGAATTCATGTGTACTTAAATTTACTGTATAAGTATTTTTTACTAGTGCAACTTTAATATTATTATCAGTCAAATCAAATAGGCCCTCTAGTAGACCCTCTTTGCCTTTTGCGTACAATGCATTTGCCATTACAGTCCCACCTCTGCTGATACAATTACTCTGTATTTATAACCTGATTCAAAATAGTTTTTTCCATCAGTATAGTAGACCGGTGTGGCATCGTCTGATGGAAAGTCAATATATACATCTGGTTTCCATGAGTGCATAGAAACTTCAGCTGATACATTTTCCCATCTTGAAGGAGTTTTTTGAATCTTTTTGCGTTGAGCCTTAAAGTATTTCAATGTTAAGAAGTTTGATGCTGGGCGAGAACTGAATGTAACTGTTATTCTTCCATTATTCTCATCATTATTTAAATAAAAATCACCATTAGAAGGATTGGTCGATTCTATATAGAAATTAGGATTCTTTGCTAATATTTGATATCCAGTTTCTATATCAGCTCTTACTGATCTGTCTTCTACCAAGATCTCATTGAGGACTGTAGCTTGGCTCTCTTGTAGAATAGAAGGGGTTGCCGAATTTGTTTGACTAGTAAAGCTAATCTTTTCTTCAGATATTGTCAATCCAGATGAGTCGACTAAATTACTGACCCTGACAACATAATCTGTGTTGGAGCTTAGTACTACATTCCAATAAAGGGTTAAGGTTCTGCTTATTTGATTATAATCAGTAATCGTATTTATCGTCTTAAATGGAGACGAAGTCTGAACGGGCGTAGCTGAATCTGTTTGGACAATAAAGTTTGCATTTATCAGCGATGCTATCTTAATTGTTCTGCCAAATTTAATATTTACTGTATTAACAGTAACTGTAGCGCTATCTATCAAATACAAAGCCACTCAACACACTCCATAATTATAATCCTGAACTAATAGTAATAAATTAATTCAATAAAAAGCAAAGGGGCAGTAGATTTCTCTACCGCCCCCAGCTTTAGGGTAATTTGTAACTATAACGACCCTAAGGTTCTATCAGGTTGCTTCGTTGGTAACCTGTACTTCATAGTTACGGCTCAATCTGACGTTCTTAGCAACTGTGATACCTTCACCGTCACCCAGCATTACGATGTCGTAACGCTCCTTCATCTTGAGTGCGCGAAGATCGCGACTCGGATCGTCGAACTGATCGGTGCTCATGTCGTCCTTGACGAGAAGAGTGCCGACTTCATTACGGTCGATGAGGAAAAGGTCTGACTTAGCTGCTGTTGCACCACTCTTAGCTGTGAAGCTAACGAAAGGCGAAACAAGAACATTCAAGCCCATTGGAGCTGTCGAGTTCAGTGCACCTTCTGGTGACTGAGGACGATATCCCCAACTTGTACCTACAGAAGATGCTGCTCCACCAGCGTGGAAGATGGAATCCTTGAGGAATACCGACCACATCAATGGGTGCAGAATGAAATCTGTTGGGATATGATTTTCAGCCATAAGGATAGCGGCCATGTCCACAATGTCATCCCAGGTAACTGTAAGATTGGCAGCGCCATTAATATCCTTACCTGTTGTGTCATCATAACTACCACTATCGTTATCGAATGCAATTGTGGCTGCATCCTTGAAACGGCTAAGAGCAATCTGCTCTTTCAAACGAGCCATGGCACGACCGGCTGCGCGAACATGTAAACCGACAATGTCCCAAAGTGAATCAGCGATGACTTCCTCCGTAAAGGATAGCTTAACGCCCTTCTTTGAAACTTTGCCTTCTACCTGCTTTGCGAAGGCGAGTGCTTGCTCTGGATACTCTTGTCCTTCTGGGATCTCTGCTGCTTGAATAGCGTTGACTGCGGGGAACTCCAAAGAGCGTCCCTTACCGAGACGAACAGTGGAAAGCAATGGAGTCACAAGTAGTTGTGGCTCTGCTGCTTCTTTAAGCGTACGCGAAAGAACTTTGGGGAAAAGTGCTGCTGCGTCTGGTGACGCAAAAGCTTCCTTAATTGTTACTCTGTTGTCTGCATCTATGTACCCGTCCTCAGTCAATACTGCTTCCCAAGCTGGGAGACCCGAGAGGAGCTCTTGGATTGTCTTACTCATCGTAGGATTATTCCTCCTGTGTTAATGTTTCTTTTGTATTAATATTAATATTAGAGTGTCAGATTGACGCGGAAAGCACCAATGACATTGTGTACGTCCAGGTTGGCCCGGATACCTAACTTACCACTGTAGGTGCCTGCACGAGTGAGCTCGTAAACAGTCTTTAATGCACCCGGATCAGAGGGAAGTTGCATATAGCTGAGTAAGCCATCATCAAAGTTGGTAGCGAACTGCTCAACTTCAACAACTTTACCCACTTGCAACCATGGATAAGCACCAGCAGCACCTGTTGTTGCTGCGAATGCCACCGGACGACCCATGTGATCGGCTCGGATTAATGAACCAACTGTTACGTCGGCGTTAACCGCTGTAACCATTGGATACTCTACATAACCATGTGTGATGAAGCCAGCGCCCTGTGAGGTGCCTTTGTCAAATGGTCTGTAAAGATCGTATTGTGCGCAGCCAATCGGAACTGAATAGGCGCCCACTGAAATTGTGTCAGTTGAACCACTGGTCGAGCTAGGGGTAGCGCCATCAAGCGGATCCCAGCTGGGCATAACATCGCCCCAACCTTGACTCGAAGCAGATCCGTTAGCGGGAACGATGCGAGCATCGCCGTTTGCATCTGCGACTACTGAAAGAATAGTACCCTTAGGAATAACAATCTCGAAACGATCATCTTCACTGTCGGAATACCATGTAGGAAGACCGGGATGGGGCAGTAAATAGGCTGCGGGGGCAATGCCCTCTGAAACTACAAACCGGCCTGCACCAGTCTTACTATGAACCTTGCGGAACTTTGCTAAACTCATTTTTTATCTCCTTAAATGTTAAAGTTTACGTCTACCCATAAGGGCATCTACTAGTACTTGTTCAAAAGATTCGTTAGGATCCGTAGAAGTCTTTGTGTTTTCCTCTTTATCAAGAGTCAATACATTCTCTTCAGAACTAACTTCAGCTTCAGATGTAACTTGCGGCATTGTCATATAATCAGAAATGCGCTTATTAGCCTTTGTTGGAGCCTTGGCCAGATCTCTCAAAGAGTCTGCTAATGAGGCAGCTGTGCGTGAAACATGCTCTCCTATTAGATTTTCTCTTTCGTCTGCGGATTCGAAACCAAGACTAATCTTAGTATCGACAACTCTTTCTACTAGAGTTCTATGCAATGCACTCTTGAGCTTTGCATTTTCTTCTTCAAGAGACTTAATACTTGCCTTTAAGAGGTTAATATCTTGCTCAACGCCCTCTTTGTTGTCGCTGAGATTATTTTCCTCTTCAGCAGTCTCTTGATCCTCATCGTCCTTGGACAATGACTCTTCCGGCTTTTCAGCATTTTCGGAATCAGCGTCTTGCACATCCGCCTTTTCTGAATCGTCAGGTGAGTTCTTTTCTTCTTCTGAATCTGCCTCTGCATCTCCTTCGGAAACTTCTTTTTGCTCTTCTTCTGCAGAAGCGCTTTCTTCAGTCTTTTCTTCTTCTGAAGTCACTTCGACTTCTTCCGAAGCTTCGCCTATGGCGGAAGCTGCTATGTTAGAAAGATCTTCGCTTAAGCCTTCAGCTACAGCTAAAATATCTTCGCTCTTATTAACATCTGTCATGTTACGAGTCTCCTCAGAATTATTGTTTTCAGAATCTTCACTAGATAGTAATGATTCTGTTTTATTT